ATGCAAAAGCCAGTCAAACGCGGTAATTCTTATCGTATCCAAGTAAAATACAAACATCTCCGTGACGCAGCCACAAGAGACACCGCAAAAGAGTGTACAGATTGGGCAACCCGTCGACTGATGGAACTCCAGCTACAATACCAAGAAGAATTAAAAAAGCTTGAGCGGCCAGATATACCATTCTCTGAACTATTTGAACGATACTATGACAATGTTGGGAAACATAAGAAAGGTAGTTCGTATATAAAAAACTATTATAAAAAACTTGATTATTATTGTGGCTATTTAGCTAACACGTCTATTTATGATATTACCCCTCAAGATATTGTTGCGCTCAGAGATCGTCGCCTAAAGCTCGTTAAGTCCAGTACGGTTAGTCGAGAGTTAAGTCTATGCTCATCTGTATTCACCTATGCAGTAAGTGAATTATTTTTATTAAAAGATAATCCTGTCCACGTTATTAAGAAACCTTCTTTACCACCACCGAGAAATCAGCGTATTTCTGATGAGCACGTGAAAATAATTTTAGCTGGCCTGGACAATTACACTGCAGAAAAAGCACCGGTTACACCAGCTCAGGAAGTTGCATGGGCTTTTCTATTTGCAATGGAGTCCTCTATGCGTAGAGGTGAGATTCTTGGTATACATAATAAACATGATTTTGGTGATTATGTCCATTTGCCCGACACTAAGAACGGAAGTGCGAGGGATGTGCCCCTAACTACAAGGGGACGTAAATTACTGGACCTATTAAAAGGTCGAAAAGGTAAACTTTTAAAGCATAACAGTAATTCATTTAGACTTATCTGGCAGCGTAATTTGGCTAAAGTTGGATTGAATGGAGTTTTAACATTCCACGATACACGCCATGAGGCAATCACTCGCCTTGTAAATATTCAGAAAATACCAGTTGAGATCCTAGCGAAAATTACTGGTCATAAAACGATTAATGTTCTTGTGAATACTTACTACAATCCAAGCGCGTCTGAGATAGCAAAAATGCTAAATGCAGCATAAAAGAAAGCCCCTTTAAAGGGGCTTATTTCTTTCTTCGTGCGCCACATTTTAATTTGTGGCGATTTTCTAAAATGGGAATAATCTCTAAAGGGTCATACGAATATTTTCCACCTGAGCCTTTGTTATATGCTTTCAAAAATTCAATAACAGTGGTTCTGGCCATTTCATATCTTTCCATCACCCATTTTGTATCTACTCGATGCGGTAATGCCTCTGATTTCAATTCTAATACCTTGCCAACATGCGGTATTACATCTTGCAGACACACGCGAGGTGGTTTTTCTGCTTCAACTACAATTATAAATTTTTGCATAATGCCCATGCTTCCACCTGTATGCAATGTACTCCAGAAGCGATCACATGGGTCAACAATACGATCGCTTCTGGAGAACATTGCTTAGAATGTTCTCTTGAAAAAAATTAAATTGATGTGTGGTTTTGATTTGCAGAGTTTCGTTTCTTAATGAACCGTTTATTGCGTTTTGACAGGGTGCCGCGATTGAGATTAATCAGTGCGGCAGCTCGGGTCATATTTCCATGGGTAACAACTAATGCTTTTTGAGCAATGATATCTTCCAGGTGTTCAATTAAATTTTTGGTTTTACCTTCTTTAATTGCTTGTTCTATATCATCTTCACGAAGAACAGGGAAATTAACTTGTTGAGCTGGTGCGCCGTTTTTAAGCAACGGATTGATATTCTGTTCATACCAGATTTCAAATTTCACATTATCTTCTTTGGCTTTCGCTTTTGACTGAACAATATTTTCATTGTGCTCTTGAACAGTATTAGGCCAATTCAATTGATTGCGGTCATAAAACTCTTGAGCACTGGTATACATTTGCCAGGTAACTTCATCTGCCTGCTCAACAAGATTTAAGAGCCAGTCACGGGCATTATCAAAATCATTTTCAATAAGAGCACATGCAGCAACAACGATAGCGTTATGGTGCATTGTGACCATTTCACAGTATTTCAGTTGATCAGTATCTGCCATGTACATGAAGCTTTCGACCATTTCTGGAGTAATTTCAACTTTAATGCCAGACGTTGCCGCTTCTCGTAAAATTTGCTTTTGTCGATCGAACCATTCCCAACGAGCTTGAGGTTTCATAGCGTTTAATTTTTCAGGGATATTCACTTTCTTTTTCTCCAAGTCGCTTCTTTTAACTTTGCATTGGCTACGTGAGCCAGAATTTCGGATTCATTCACATTGTCGAAAATGTGCGTCATGTTGCCCCCGAACACTGTGAGTGTTCGGGTAAGGGTTGAGTAGTTGAATTTCACGATGCTTGGTCCTCATCGTTGGCCGCACTTTCAAGATGCAGGCGGCGGGTATTAACGATGCGCATCATGTCGGGTTGTGCAATCGGATCTAGGCCGCCAACATCTATTTCAAGTGCATCCAAAGTTGTAAGATCTGGGGCAGTCTGGATCTTCACCATCAATGATGGTTCTGCTTTAGGTTGAGGATCTTCTAATTCCAGTAAGCGGCTACTTATCGCATGTAATAGCGGTTGACGCTGCTCTTCAGTCCATGACTTTGTATAGCGTGTGAGAGCTTTGGCTTCCGCAATTGTTTTAGTCTCAGGAACTCTTTCAAGCAATTCTTGCAACTGTGCATTCCATGCTACTGTCTCATCTGAAGCTAATTGCCCTTCGAACAAATCAGATTCATCAGCAGTTAATAATTCCAATTTTGCAGACTTGGCAGTACTGATAGCTTGAATTTGATCATCATTAAAACCGTACTGTTCGATACCTGAACAAACGGTTTCAACCTCATCGACATCAATACAAGTAGCGATTGCATCAAGAATTACATCCTTATGCGCTTCGATTTCCTTTTTGGTAGGGCGCTTACTTGACTGTTTTTTTTCGGTGTCAGGTACGCCATTAATAGTCAATGACAGATCTAAACCCAAAAATGAGTGATAGGCCTGCATCTGTAGTTTTGCATTTTCCTCATCACGTTGGACTACGCCACAACGTATGAAGTTCAGCACATCGGAACTATTATTAAATTTAGTCTTGTGAATTTCAGCACATGGGAAAATACAGACATAAATCTCCTGACCTTTTTCCATTTCATCGATCGTGCAGGGCTTGGTAAAGGAGATACCTGCCAGTTCAATTTTTTCTATATCAATACAGAACTGGTAATCTGGGTTGCCAAAAACAGTGCCAGGGAATAGGTTCAGTGGTAAAAAGTCAGATTCAAGATGTCGACATAAAAGATTCTTGCCTTTCTGTAGAGCAGAGAAAGCCTCTTGGGCATTTAAAATATTATTCATAGCCGTGTCCTAGTGATGCATTTGGTTGTTTTGTTGGTTTTGAACTTGCGAAGGCATTGGTAATTCCCAGCCTTGTTGGTCGGCACGTGCCTGGCATGCTTTTCTGATACCGGCATAAAAATTAGTGCCGTTAAACGTACTCAATGCCTTTTCTAAAGTTGCGGGTTTATTCGCTTTGCTGATAGAGACCAAGGCATCCTGAAAACGCTGTCCCATTGATTTTTGAACAGGCTGATTTTGTTGCTGAGATGTGTTTTGGTTTTGTTGGTTATTGCCACGCTGGCTATTCTGGCCATTCGCGTTTTGTTGATTTTGGCCTCTGCTTTGCTGGTTATTTTGAACTTGTGCACCAGTTTGTTGCTGGTAGGCATCAGTATCAGCATCTTGGGTATCATCAATTAGGAATAAGCCATTTAATGCATATTTACGAGCATAAGAACTTGATGCACCAAAAGTTTGAGCAACATCCATTCCTTTTTTATTGATGTCTACACCAGCATGGGCAGTTACAACTGTTTGTTTACCAGTAGCATCTGTAAATACAGCTTTGGCAGTAAGGACCACAACAGATCCGATCTCTTGAACTTCATCTGTAAGGACCAGACTTGCACCGTGTTGTGCTAAGTATGGTTTAACACCCTCAAGAATGTCCTCAAGGCTGCGGTAGTAGAAGTTACCAAATTTGTTGTGTTTGCTCTTTGGTGCTTTTAACTCTTGCTGAATAGTGCGTAACACATCCAATTCAGCAGACTGATTTTGTTGTTGTGACATGACAATCCCCTTAATTAGAACGTGCGTTGTGGTAAGCGGTGCGCTGGTTTGCGCTATAACGTGATGTTTGGCTGTTACGTGCGTTACGTTCCTTAGAACGTTGTTCATTAATGGCACGCTTTAACTCACGCTTAACCCAAGGAATAGACAGTTTATCCGTGGTAATTTGACGAGGTTCAGAATCTTTATCGTCCTTTACTCGAACTGAATACCAATCGAATGCCAGTTCCTGAGTACCGCCGAAAAAGTCTTTATCGAAATCAGGCGTATAGTTCAAAGAGACTTTGGCCATGAAGATTTTTTTCATACCCAGGCGAACGTGGTAAAAGCCTTGCGCATCTTTAAATAAGAATTCGCGGAAAGGGGTAGTAAACTTGGTAATGTTCATGATCACCCCCGAACCATTTTGTTTTTTTCGATATGGGTAGTGATCACTGAGATCATGTTGCGGATGTCGTCAGCATTGGTGAAGTCGTTATAATTTCCGCCACTTGGTGTTAAGACACAATCAACAGCCAGATTATAGATAAATACAGCTTCATCACTGCTACCAAGTTGACCGTTATCATCTGGTACCAACTTAAAATCAAAGCTTGTGTACACACGGAAGCCATCCAGATTTACAACGGCTTGGCCAGTGGTATCAGATGTAATCTGAACTGCTAATACGCCGTATGTAGATTGCGTATTTGCATAGTTATAGGCAGGGGCGATATCAACTGGCTTGGTTACGAGAGCATAAGCGCCAGATAAAGTACCAGCTGTGATTGCCGCCAAAGCACATCCTTTAAGCAAAGACTTGCCAGAGACGTAGCTACGGTTGTGATTTAAAACATTTTGTTCCATAATGAACCTCATTGAAGTGAGAAGCCCCGTCCAGTCCGCCAAGATTTTTCGGGGCTTTTTGCTGTCTATGAGATTTATATTAACTATGGTTAATTTTTTAGTCAAGAATTAAATTAACTTTGGTTAATATTGTGCTTAACTTTAATTTACTGTTTTATTAATTAATAAAAGAAAACCCGCTCTGAGCGGGTCTTTATTAAATATTTAATTAACTAAGATTAGGTCTAGCTCTTCTTTTTGCTCTATATGTAAATCGCATACAATCCACCACTTGTCCCACAAAATGGCAATGCTCATCCAAAGGAATAATGTTAGGTTGAAAGTTAGGATTTAAGGCTTGCATATAGCGAGAACCATCTGTCTCGATAACTAATTTTTTGAATGTTGCATCTTCAAATTTCCTAACTACAATCATATCCCCAGATTGCATATCACTATAATAGACGTCTGGATCAACCAGAATGTAATCACCTTCTAGGAAGTCAGGTTGATTGCTAATACCTTGTACCTTCAAATAAAAACAATTTGTACATTCATCTGGAAGCGGGAGCCATTCTCCAACTTGAGACATATCTATTGCTTGCACATTTGTAAACGTTCCAGCTTGAACCCATGACAGAACCGGAGCTAATCGAGCTGGTTTATTAGATACATTATTATCAACTGTTTGCTGTTCCTTACCCCCAAACAAAAGCCAGTCATCTGTAACTCCAAGGAACTTAGCAATTGTTTTTAAGTTCTCAGCGGTAGGAACGCTAATCCCATCAAGCCACTTTTTAGCTGATACTGCAGACTTTTTTGTTGCCCTAGCTAAATCCGCTGCTTTTAGATTTTTTTCATCTAATTTTTGCTTAATACGTTCGTGTAAAGACATAACAAACAATCCCAAAATATTAACTAATGTTAATACGGTGTATTGAAACTATGGTTAACAAGTGGTAGATTTGATTTATTAACTATAGTTAATTTGGTGCAACTATGAATTACAGTGATTTTATGAGTTATCACAATTGTAAAAATCGAAAAGAGCTTTCAGTTAAAACAGGCATTTCAACAGTGACCTTATGGAAGTGGGAGAACAAAGGTATTCCTTTGAAGACACAAGCAGTGTTGCAAGTAACAACTGACGGCAAATTAAAAGCCGATAGCGAAGCCTTAAAAGCTTAGGAAAAACCATGAGCAAAGTATTACCAGAATTAACAGAAATGGCTCGCAATAACGCAGCCTTAATATTGCGCCACCTTAATGCCAGCAATCAAAGCAAAGTTGCGGAACAGGTTGGTGTTGATGGAAGCACTCTTTCTAGATTGAAAAATGACAAGAAAAACAATGGATTGACCGAAGTTGAATTTATCGGAGCTTTATTGACTAGCCTTGAATTGAAGGTTGTATCTGCTAGAGATGTGTATTGCTCACCAGAAGTGGCAGAGGCAACAAGAGTGTATTTAGCGCATGCATTCACGTCGCCAGAATATATGCGAATTCTTTTTAAGTAATAAAAAACCGCTTTCCTGCTGGAACAGGTTTAGCGGTTAGCGTTCATCAATCTTAGGAAATCTAGAACATGACCAATATATCAAACGAAGTATCAACCCACAACACTGATTTTATTGTGGGGGATACGGTTGTAATTAAAACACCTCTTGAGTTCATCAACAGAACTTTTGACTCAGATGAGCTTTTCATTGTTCAGGACATTTGTGGGCTATTGAGTAAAGGAGTAACCATTTTGATTAATGGCGAACGTGTAATAGCAGCAGATTCTGAATTACGCCATGCCTCAGTTGCAGAGCTGAATGCAAAGAGTCGTCTTTCAATTGTTGAACAAATATTAGCGGAGGTTTTATGAATACAAAGCTCCCTGATTACAAGCAACTTCAGGCGATCCAATCCTGGTATGAACCAGCATTAAAACTTTTGAACGATCTGCTTGAGCGTAACAAAGCTAATCTTCGTAAGCGTGGTTACAACGAAGAGAACGCAGCAATAACCCGTGAAGAGTTTAGACAGCAACTCGCACGCCGTGGACGCATTACTTTGCATTTGGCCGGAGAAATTGAAACGAGTTTATATAAGGCCCAAAAGATTGAATACATGGGCGGATATTTAAGACCTAAGGTGGATGAATTATGAGTTTAGATGCAACTGTCTGGGCTTGGAAAAAGCAATTCACTCAAGTTAAAGGTGGATCATCCCCAGCGTTAAAGAAATTAGTATTGCTATCCATGGCCGATCGAGCAGATGAGCAGCATTGCTGTTATCCGAGTACTGGTCGATTAGCTGAGGATTGCCAAATCAATAAAAAGACACTTTTTAAGATATTGGAAGAGCTGATTGAAGAGGGCGTTATTTTTGATACAGGTGAGCGGAAGGGTAGAACCAAGCAGGTAATTGTGTACCGATTAATTGGTGTACAAGGTCGTGAACAAACAGTACCAACGTTGGAACACTTAGATGATGAAAGCCTTGATAGCCAAGGCTCGGATTCTGGAACAGTACCAACATTGGAACAGTTCCAACATTTCCATGAAAGAGTACCAACATTTCCATTAAACAGTACCAATATTGGTACACGGAATCTATCAAAGAATCTATCAAGAGAATCTAAAAATAAAAACCACTGGCTCTGTTTAAAAAAATTGAGTTTGGAAATTGCTCAAGCAAATCCTGAGATCGATACAAACGAAATCATCTCATCAACTTGGTTCAACCGTGAGCTAAGAGCGTTTGAATTGTTCAATGCGGAAAAGAGCATGTGTGATGAACTCATGATTTACCACTTTGCAAACTGGTTACTTGAAGCGAAAGCAAAACAAGACCGTTTGAAAAACTCATCTCAACCGAACCAGAAGCAACCAGCTAAATCCAAGAATACTTTGACTGACAAACAAAGATATTTCTTTGCAAGTAAGTTATCCCGTTTACCTGAGTTCGCTAAATACTCTGAAGGCAACGAAAGCTATGAGCAACTGGCTAAGCGCTTGGAGTCAATGCTTAAAGAATCTGAAAATCTCAAAAAGTGGGCTGAGTACCTGATAAATATCAGCAACGAACACAAGGGGGATGCTGCATGAAGAAAGTTATCAGCTTTAGCGGTGGACGTACTTCAGCTTACTTAGTTCATCTTTTTAAATCAGATCCAGATGCTCACTTTGTATTTATGGATACTGGAGCTGAACATCCTGCTACATATCAATTTATCAAAGACATCGTAAAGCATTGGGGAATTAATCTTGTTTGCCTTCGTGTTGTTGTAAATCCGCAGATGAAGAAGGGTGTTAGCTACAAAATCATTTCTTTTGATGACTTAAAACAGGACTTAGAACCTTGGAAAGACATGCTTAAGAAGTATGGTAGTCCGTATTACAACACTCCTTTCTGCACCGCAAGAATGAAAACTGAACCATTTGAAAAATATTGCGCAGAAACCTTCGGGAAAAACTTTGAGCGTTGGATTGGGATGCGAATTGATGAACCAACACGATTACCAATTGAGGTATTAGAAAAATTAAATTTGCCAATACATAAAGATGCGAAACACCAGAAAGAAGGGTTTCGTTATTTAGCAGAAATTTGTGAATTTGAGAAAGATGATGTTCTGGATTGGTGGGAGCAACAACCTTTTGATTTAGCAATCACTGAGCATCTTGGTAACTGCGTTTTCTATATTAAAAAAACATTAAACAAAGTAGCGCTTGCTGCAAAAGATGAACCCGAAATGGCGATGAAATGGATCGGTGTAACCGAAGGTCCAGACGTTAGATCCGAAGGTCGTAAATACAACCACCATCGCATGTATCGAAAACGCTTACATATGAGAGATGTGGTTGAAGCATTTAAAGACCGTGACCGTGATGAAATGTACAAAGCATTACGAAGCAGCAAACGATATGAATCAGGATCTTGCTCTGAATCATGTGAAGCATTGGGGTAATTAGTTTATGACCTCAATGACCATCGCCCAGTACCGTGAAGAAATCCTTAAGCTGTCTCGTCAGCCTAAGGCCGTTAAACGCAACAAGTTCAATGCCAGTAAGGTCGAATGCGACGGTATGACCTTTGACAGCAAAAAAGAGTACAAGCGGTACATCGAGCTCAAGGCTATGCAGCAGCGTGGTGAAATTTATAACCTAGAACATCACACTAAGTTTGAACTGGCACCAAAAACAAGGCTCGACGGAGAAAAGCGAGCAAAGCCAGCATTACGCTATTTTGCCGACTTCACCTATTACAGTGCTAGTGGTGAATACATCGTTGAAGATGTGAAGTCTGCAATAACAAGAAAAAAAGACAGCTACAGGAATAAAAAACATTTGATGAAAACGGTTCTAAATATTGATGTGAGAGAGGTATGAGTTGATGAGTGCAACTGCTGCGAAGTTTGAACAATTTGAATGGTTGGCTCATGGCTTAACTGCGAGCTCACCAAGTCAGGAACCATCTATTCATGGTACAGGTGAGAAACCAGTGGACTATCAGGATCGTTTGGGTGCTATTGCGTCAATGGAAACCCAACTAGCAAAGTGTGTTACAGCTCTGATTATATTTGAAGGGAAGGCGCAAAGTGATTATGAGTATGTACAACAGCACCTGGCGAATATTCTTATTACAAATGCCATAAAGGATAAGAAGAGGGAACCTGAAAGAATTGCCATGTTTCATCTGGCATTGTTAATTGCCCGAATGGTATTGGATTTTGCTTTAGATCCAGAGCTGGAAGAAAACTATACTGCTAAAGGACGGTTAGCATATGCAGGAATTCGAACTTATCAAATGAGTGTTGATGGTTATCGCATGACATGGAAACCATATGAAAAGCTTATGATACTTGCAATTGAATCTGCAATCTCGGAAGCAGGAAAATCGATTGATGATTATAAAAAGAACACTTACAAAGAAATTGAAAAATAGGGGATTCCATTTAAACGGAGACTAGGGTATAGTTTTTACATACTGGTCATATTGCAGATTAAATATGATTCAGCGTAAAAAGCTCGCATTATGCGGGCTTTTTTATTGCCCCTTAATTGGGGTTTTTTTATGCCTAAAATTTATTAACTCAATAAAAAGGCTTTAACCATAAATCTGTAACTTCATACAGATCATCTTTATAAATAAATTAAGAGGTTTTTATTATGTCTTCTAGCTGGACTACACCGTTATTCATTAAACAAATTATTGAACAGAAAGATATTTGTCTTCCTGAGGGTATCACTGAGATTCGAGCACCATTTTTCTATAATTGGAACCAAGCTCAATCTTTAGAAATTCCAGAAGGGGTAACATTTATTGGTATGAATGCACTTCAAAACTGGACAAGTGCAACTTCGCTTAAATTACCTAACTCACTAACACATATTGAAAACAATGCGCTACAGGGCTGGGATTCTCTTAAATCAGTAGTTATTCCAGAAAATGTTGATTTCCTTGGCGACAGTGCATTTGGGCAATACACAAAACTAACAGAAATTACGGTTCTTGCTTCTACTCCACCAGTGTTAGAACAGATCCATTATCCTCCATTTAACTTTGATGTTGTTGAAGTTGTGAAGGTACCAGCAGCTTCAGTTGATCTATATAAAGCAGCACCTATCTGGTCAACTGTTGCAGATAAGATCGTTGCAATTTAACTTTTAAAATAGTAATTCAAGAGCCCATCGAAAGATGGGCTCTTTTTTTGTGTCTACCATTTGAGAAATGGAATTGTTAAGTATTAGTATTGATCAAAATTAAAGAAAATGGGGTATTTCGTTTTAACGAAAACTAAGGTATAGTTTTTATATACTGGTCGTAGTATGGTTTAACCATATCGGCATTGTGAAAAGCTCGCTTATGCGGGCTTTTTTTGCTCTATAGTTTTCTGTGATATTGCTGTATTCAATTAAACAAAAATTTTAGCTTGATTATAACATGTAAATTACTTGCATCTTTTAAGAACATGATTTAACAATACTACGATGCATGTAATTAAAAAAGGATGAGTAGAGTGATTGAATACATTCCTGACATGGAACAAGAGCAAGAAAGTTTGATTACTGCAAAATTTGAGGCGGCCCATGAGAGGCGTAGAAGAATTCTGAAAGAAAGAAGAAGAATGGACTCGGTTGAAGAATTGAGCACATCTTTAAGGTTTAAAGTTATAAGTCATGTACGCAGTTGATAAACATCAATTCGGATATACATGTTCTTGGCAGGACCTTTTACTTTATGTGTTAAGCTGTGAATCATAATTTCAAGGATAAGTATGATGCACATCTGTATAGGTGGTGATTTAGACGGCGTAGTAGTGACTAACCGTGAAGGAGCATACTTTGAAGCAAGCGAGATAGATTCTAGTAAACAGTCTACATACAATCGACAAAGCTATATCATTGGTGAAAATACATATCGTTTTTGGCTTTGTGCTGAATTATCTTATGCAGAGACAACAAGGATTGCGAATAGTTACTTAGCCCAAAAATATCCATATCTTTCATAATCTTATTTTTTTACAAAGGATTTAGCTCATCGAAAGATGGGCTGTGTGTATTAAGAACGATATTAAATCAAAAAAACTGTTCAATAAAAATTAAAAAAGCCCCTCAGATCTGAGAGACTAGTCATATCAATTTTAGGGAATGAATGGTTGTAATTTCTTAAATAACTAAACAAATCAAATTGATAAAGGTAGTTAATAGTAAAATAAATCAGTGCACTAATTTACTCTTTATAGTTACAGAACCTAAAGTTAGTTAAGGTTCTATTAATAAGAAATTATTTGTTGTTAGGATCTGGTTGTTCATTATTTCCTGACTGGTCTTTATCGAGACCTGGAACTTGTGAAGGTTGAGATTCAGTTGGGGAATTTACTTCCGTATGCTCATTTGATTGAGCTTTAATTGTATTTGCATGAGCAGTTGTATTTTGTGAAAAACTTTTGAAACCTGACATTTTTATCTTCTTAACTTCACTGTGGAGAGCCCATAGTACGCTTTAAAAGCCGTTACACTACGGTAGTTATAAGATCTATATGTATGGATATGTGCTGCAGATGATATTTATCTCGATGAAATATTTCACAAATAAAATCAATTATATATAACTACTTGAGTCTTATCACTTAATGGCTGGAAACATACGTTGTAAATTTCAAGTAGGGGTACATAAAGAACACATATATTTTTGATCAAGATTATTTTAAAAAGTCTAAAATTAATAAAACTTGATAGTTAGAAAATTATAGTTTGTATAAATGTACTCCTAAGCATACTATGGATGATTAAACTGGAGCATATAGATGCTAAAAGATATTACAGTTGTTGATTATCAGGGTAGCGAAAGAAGTGCACAGGCATGCTATCTAGAAGAAAATACAGAAGTTACACTTTCAAGAAAACGTATCTCAAGTGCAAAAATTGAATATATTTTGATTAAAGGTGAAATTATTTATCCTACTTTAGATTGGGTTTTTAATAGCTCTGATGGAAATAGCTATTATATAAAATGAATTGATCCGCTTCGGCGGGTTTTTAATTTTACGCTTTAATTACAACGATGGGTTTAGAAAAACAAGCTGAACAAAAAATAACAATTACTAAGATTGTTTTTTATAAATTGAAATCTCAATTTTTTTACTTATATATTCAATGGTTGAGAGAAAGTATTAGTTCTTATAGAGAACTGTTGATGTTGATCTTACTGCTTTACTTGGTTTTTATTTAAATAATATATCTTTATATTGTGAAACTTATTTTTAGAACAGTTGGTAAAAAATGAAAAAAATATTATTAACATTATTAATATCATCCTCTTACGCATTTGCAGCCTCTGATAATGGTGCTGAGCAAGATATCCGTAGTTATTCTGTATTACATGGTGTGAGTACTGCTGAAGCTAATCAAGCTATTTTTTTAGAAGCAAATAGGGATGCTGCTTTAGAAGCAATTGAGAAAGAGTTTAAAGGGCGTATTGCGGGTATTTACGTTGAAAATACACCAACTTATAAGATCGTTGTAAGAGTTAAAGGGTATGGCACTAACCAAAAGCGGAATGTAGCTATTAGCAATGCCAAAGCAAAAAGTAATCTTCCTATAGAAGTACAATATGGAGCTTCTGAAACAAGGGATACGGCTAAAGGGCAAATTAAGAAGGCTCAAGAGCTAGTAAAACGATATTTTACTAATGTACAAACAGCTAGTTATGATGAAAAAACTGGAAGTATTGTTGTAAATGTAAAAGGTAGTAATACATCAGAGAATTTCAAGAAAATTCAGCAGATTAAATCTGAGTGGAAGAACCCTAATATTCCTTTAGAAGTTAATTTTGTTAATTGGACAATTAAGCCTTTAGTTGATGCTCATGGCGGAAGTTTTGTAGTCGATAAGTCTCAAGCTCCAACCTATTATGATTGTACGACAGCATTCGGTATTAAGAACTCAGCTGGTACAAAATACATGAGTACAGCTGCTCATTGTCCTAATAATTTTGAAGATAAACAAAATGGGACAAAATACACATTTGTTGGAGAAAAGCCATTTTCTCAGTCGAATGATTTGCAATGGAACAGTACTGTAGCAAATATCACAAATAAATTTTATGTTGGTCCAAATACTACGCGTACCCTAACAGGGCGTAGAACTTTATCATCTACAAAAGTGGGTGATAGTGTTTGTCACTACGGCGTCGCGACAGGATATAGTTGTGGGAAAGTAGAGGCTGTTGGGACCTCGATTGGAGATCCAAGCTTTCCTGGTTCTTTTTGGGTAAAAGTTAATACCAATACCTGTGGTCCTAGTGACAGTGGTGGTCCAGTATTTACGGCGCTAACTATTGCAAGTGGTATTCTTTCTCTTGGAGCCATGGATGATGTAACAGGAGCGTGTCACGGATATTTCTATGTTCCAACAGATAAAATCTACGAAAATGGCTTTTCTTTTGTCTATTAATAAAATTCGATAAATTTACTTTTTTAAATGGAATTCATGCGAATGGATTCTCTCTGAAAAAATCGCTCACTCAGATGGGCGATTTTTTTGTTAGTTGAAAAGTTAAGTTGGCTGAAAGGTCGCCGTGACATACGGGTGAAAGAATGAATATCGACAAGTATTTTATACTCACCAGAAAACTTGTACCGAAAACCAAGCCTAAAAGCAGACCACTGCCGAAAGCCAAACAAGCCTACCTAGATACATTTGAGGATCTGGAACGTGCTTTACAAATATTAGAGATTAAGTACGAAAAGCTTTTCCAGTTCAAATCAACAAAACACTGGCGTTATGACTTTCACCTTATCGAGGACAGGATCTTAATTGAGATTTCTGGAGGTCCTTGGTCTGGTGGGCGTAAAGGTAAATTGGAAAATAAAGCCTGGAGCTTGGATAAATACGATCAAGCCTGGGAAAAGGGTTACACCGTTGTCAGGATTGAATCATCTACTCGATACAAGATTGATGAATCAGGACCAACACAGATTGAAGCTTGCCATGCAGACCAATGGCTTAAAAATTTAAAGAGACATAAATTCAATGAGCCAGATCAGACCATTTCCACCAACGGAATTGATGGATAAAGCAGAAGAGGATGAGGCGATCCGTTTAGCACCTGCACCAGACCTAATGCAGTGGATAGTTGATAACTTTTTAACTATTGGTGGACCGCTACACAATCCTGATCATGACCATATTGCTGAGCTCATCCATGACAGCGAAGAGTTTCTGGCATTTGCCTGGGCATCATCAGCATGTGTCGCCAAAAAACGTATGGTGCTCGGCCAATGCGAAAAGGTGATGTTCAACCAAGGCGGCTGGCGTAAGGCTCGACAAGAACAGCAGATGCGGGACTGGTTTGGTTATGTGCCAGTTTATCTCATTACGATTGATGCCAGTTTTAGCGAGCAAGCCTCAGATCGAGATTTCTGTGCTTTGATCGAACATGAGCTGTATCACATTGGAGTTGAGCGAGATCCCGAAGACGGTGAGCCGATCTATAGCGATATGACAGGCCTGCCTAAACATTTTCTTGCTGGCCATGATGTTGAAGAATTTGTCGGCGTGGTCAAACGATGGGGAGCTAGCGAAGACGTGAAGCGACTTGTTGAAGTGGCGAAGCAAGCGCCGTTTGTATCAGATGTGAATATCTCCAAGTGCTGTGGTACTTGCATCATCAGTTGAGCCGTTTGGCTCATTTTTTTATCTATTTTGCTTTACGTAGCTTTACGAAGAGGTAGGTATGGCGGCACTTAAAGAGCCTGTTAAAATCTTTATAGTTCAGTCGCTTGCTTGCATGGAAACACCTCAACAGGTAGCTGATGCTGTAAAGCAAGAATTTAATATTGAAATTGAGCGACAACAGGTAGCTCTCTACGATCCAACAAAAGCAACGGGGAAAAATCTAAGTAAGAAACTGAAAGCCTTGTTTGAAAAGACACGTGAAGATTTTAGGAACAATGTTTTTGATATTCCACTGGCCAATAAGTCATTTCGTATTAATGAATTGCAAAAGATGTATGACACAACCAAGAACAAAGTCACTAAGCAGAACATTATTAAGCAGGTAAAGGATGAAATGCATGGTCATTCAGCACAGTTGCTGGATCTTGAATTAAAACAGCTTGAGATTGAAAAAATCAGAAATGGTGACGGCGAAGGTGCTGAAGATCCAACACCAGTAAAAGTAACCATACAAGTTGTAGATGCGAGTAAGAAAGATGCCGAATATCAATCCGACACTGAATGTGCCTCAGGCTAATTTTTTACAGATGGAGAAGAAGTTCCGTGCTTTTGTTGCCGGGTTTGGTTCGGGAAAGACTTGGGTAGGATGCTCAAGCTTATGCAATAAAGCGTGGGAGTTTCCCAAAGTTCCATTGGGTTACTTTGCACCGACTTACCCGCAGATCCGTGACATCTTCTTTCCTACAATTGATGAGGTAGCTTTCGACTGGGGACTTAAAACCAAGGTTTATGAAACCAATAAGGAAGTCGATATTTATTATGGCCGTCAGTATCGAGCAACCATTATATGTCGCTCTATGGAAAAGCCCGCAACGATTGTCGGTTTCAAGATTGGCCATGCGCTAATTGATGAGCTTGACGTTATGGCAATGCTCAAGGCGCAGCAGTCATGGCGTAAAATCATTGCACGTATGCGATACAAACAAGCTGGCTTATTGAATGGTATTGATGTTGCCACCACACCTGAAGGCTTTAAGTTCACTTATGAGCAATTTGTAAAAGAAGCCAATTCAACACCAGCTAAGCGGGCACTGTATGGAATGATTCAGGCTTCAACTTATGACAATGAAGCCAATCTGCCAGATGACTATATTTCATCTTTATATGAATCATATCCGCCACAATTGATTTCAGCTTATCTGAAAGGGCAATTCGTAAACTTAACCAGCGGTGCTGTATACCCAGACTTTGATCGGGTTCTCAATCATACGGATGAGGAAATTAACCCGAATGAACCTTTGCTGATCGGGATGGACTTTAACGTACTGAAAATGGCCGCCGTGGTTTATGTCATTAGAGAAGGTCATCCCCGTGCATTAGATGAACTGGTTGGAGTGAGAGACACACCAACGATGTGCCATTTGATCAAGGAGCGCTTTCCAGAGCATGACATTACGGTGATACCAGATGCCTCGGGACAAGCGACATCATCAAAAGGCTTTAGTGAGTCTGATCATGCAATTCTTAAAAGGAATGGTTTTAAGGTGGAAGTGAACGGCGTTAACCCTGGCATTAAAGACCGGATCAATGCTGTGAATGCCCAGATCCTGAATGCAGAGGGTGAGCGGACTTTAAAAGTAAATACCAATAAATGTCCAAACTTCACCGCAACTTTGGAGCAGCAGATTTACGACTCATTTGGAATGCCTGATAAAAGTGCTGGTCTGGATCACGTAGGTGATGCTGGTGGATATCCACTGGCGAAGCGTTTCCCGATCATCATTCAGAAAGTATTTAAACGGCGTCGTATCGGCGGTATGTCTTATTAATCAATGCACCTTTACAGGTGCTTTTTTTATGGTGTTTCTATGGCTGTTACTGATAAACATCCGCAGTATAAGGCTGCACAAAAAAGCTGGCAGATGATGCGTGATGCCATTGCTGGTGAAGAGCAGATTAAGCAGGCAACTATTCGTTATTTGCCTAAATCAGCAGGCATGATCGAAGCAGAAAAGCAGGGTGATACTACAGGTGAGATCTATAAGGCATATGTGAACCGTGCTCAGTATCCATTATGGGTTCAGGATTCATTACGGACCATGATTGGCCTGGTCTCTAAACTTGAGCCAGATATCGTGATTGAGAGTTCTTTGCTTAAAGGGCTGATCAATAACGCGACTAATGATGGTTTTGGGTTAAAGCAGCTATTTATCCGTGTATGTGTAGAACTACTTGAATGCGGTCGCTGTGGTTTGCTGGTGGACGTAGATGGAAACGGCGTACCTTACTTTGCAATGTATGATGCGTTATCAATCATTAACTGGAAAGAGAACAGCATTGGCGGCCGTAAGGATCTCAAGCTGTTGGTGCTCGAGGAGCAGTTTGATAATAGCGAAGATGAGTTTGGCCACGAAACTAAAACCGTACACCGTGTTTTATCCATGCAGGATGCTGCTTTAACGGTTCGGTTATTTGATGGTGCTTTACCCGAAGATAAAACGCCGGATCTGGGTGGTAATCAGCTTTCCTTTACGCCTTTTGTATTCTGCGGTACCACAGACAACTCACCACATGTGGGATCAGTTCCGCTATTAACCATGGCCAAAGCTGCTTTGAAGTATTACCAGTTGAGTGCGGATTATTACCAGTCATTGCACCATACAGCGCATCCACAACCATGGATCAGCGGATTGGATGATGAGTCTGATATCAGCGTGACTGGAGTCATGGCCGTTTGGGATCTACCAAAGGATTCAGACTGCGGTTACTTGGAAATATCAGGTGATGGTATTGATATGACCAAAAAGGAAATGGATGCCCAAAAGAATGCAGCACTTGAAGCCGGTGCAAAGGTGATCGATACCAATAGCCAAGAATCAGGTGAAGCCCGCCGTGCACGTCAGGATGATCAGCATGCCAGCTTACACAGCATTGTGATGTGTGCTGCTGAAGCTATTGAACAAGCTCTTAAATATGCGGCTCAGTGGTTGAAGCTGGATCCTTCCAAATACTCATTCACAGTTAAGCCTGATTTTGTTGTTCAAGTAACGGATCTCAATCTGGCTAAACAGCTTTTTGAAGGTGCACTACAAGGTAAAAACTCATTTAGAACATATTGGGAATATATCGCTACGGGTAAATTGCCATCACATGATTATCAGGATGAGTTGCTACGTGTTGAAGAAGAGCGGGATAGTCTACCGTTGTAAGGAGGCTAAATGGCTTCAAATGATCATAAAAATCTGATTGAGGTGCTGACTCAGCACCAGGCTTATTTATATCGAGTCTCATCTCAATCGGTGAATGAATTAACCAGATTATTTAACTCTGAATCAGACCAGATGCTGTCAAAGCTACGGGATCTGTTGGATGAATTAAGTGATGCTGAGAAGGTGGCCTTAGCTGGTGGGCAATACACTACAACCAACCTAAAAGAGATCCGAGATCTCATTTCACAGTGGTTCACCAGTTTAAGTACTTCCATTCCTGAAGCATTTGCTGTTTCTGCTACGGCATTGGCCGTATATGAAGCGAAATATACGGCTAAGCTGTACGGCGGCAAGATCAAAAAGCCAAACGGAAATAAGCTTTATTCTTTAGCCAAGAAAACGCCGTTAATTGGCGGTGCATTGGTTGATGAGTTGCTTTCCAAAATTGCTATAAGTGCTCGGCAGAAAGTTGAATATGCGATTCGTGACGGGATCAGCAGCGGCAAGACAAATCAGGAAATTATCCAGCGGATCCGTGGTACCAAACGCCAGAATTATGATGATGGCATTCTAAATACCAGTAAGTCTGACATCGAGCGTACGGTGAGAACTGTACGCAGCCACGTCGCTAATCAGGCGTATTTAGACAGTTTTAAGCAGCTCGGTTTTGAATACGTAAAGCTGGTGGCTACGTTAGACGGTCGAACAACAAAGCTCTGTGCGTTTCTGGATGGTAAGGTCTGGAAAATTGGTGATCCTGAAATACGTATACCGCCACTTCATCCAAACTGTAGATCAATTCTGGTACCAGTTGATAAAGATGGTCTATTAATTGGTGAGCGTCCTTTTGTGATGGATGAGCGCAAAGTTAAGGACATTCCAAAAGATGAACGCGAGCAGTTGATCGGCCAGATTGATGCCAACACAAAATTCAAAGAGTTCTTCAACAAAACAGACGATTTCTTTCAGAAAGAGTGGTTAGGACCTAAGCGCTTTAAGCTCTATAAGGAAGGCAAGTTTGATTTTGATAAGTTCTTTGATCCTGAGGGTGAGCTTTACACACTGGAACACCTTAGGAAGCTAGATGGGCTAAAATTTAAGGAGCTTGGAATTTAACAAACGTAGAGGTGCTTACTATGTTAAAGGTATCAATTTGCGAATGCAGGACGCGCAAGGAAGAATTAGAAAAGGCTTTAACTAGCCAGATTGCAGAATTGGTCAATAAGTTTGAAATCGAAACAGGCGTAAATATTCGTGATATTTACCTGAATTTTACTGATGTATCTGAGATTGATCGGCCTGATAGATATGTGTTTACGAGCGTGACAGTCAAGACCCAAGAATCTGATTAACTTTTCAATAGTTGGATATTGAATTCCGCTCCACTTTTCTTCTTAATAAGTAGCCCAAATAGTAAACAATTATTTAGAGGGTAAAGTGGATCTATCATTTATTGAGAAGTCTAAAATCATTATTGATATCGTTACTAATAAACAAAATCAAAAAGCTGGAGAAGATATCTTCAATAGATACCGCCAATTTTTGAAAGATATTAAAGATATTGAGCGTGATGACGATCACGATGAAGATGAAAAAGCTATTTTAAAAGATCTGCGTGTTGGGGCATTAACAGGAGCTGGAAATGCTAATTATGCTGAGTTTTTATTGTTTAAAGAAATATTTCCCAATGACATGTTAGTAATAAACTATTGGTCTTTCGTGAGAAATAGAACCATTTTTTCAATAGATATTTCTTCAAAGACAATCAAAATAAATACATGGAGAATGATTGCAAGTCATTTTTTTTATTTAGGATTTGTTTTTCTTTTTTTATTAATTTTTACATTTTTAGGGTGGGTTTTATTTGAACAATTAAGCGCTGTAACAGGTGAGCTTTCATTAAGTTCGACAATTGTTGCTGTAATTATTGGCACCATAATGAGCTTTTTGATGATTACTGTTTTTAGGTTGTTATTCGATCATTCTTGTTATTCGTCACTATGTAATCAAGTAAAAGCACTCTAATTTCTTGGAAAATTTCTTAAAAACAAACCGCCTTCGGGCGGTTTTTTATTGCCTTAAGATAAGGCTCAACTTAATCAAACGAGAGGTTTGAACATGTCATTGCCATTTATTGTGGATTCGCTGGACCAGATCAAAGAAGAACATCGTGCTTTGTATGTTGAGGAGAACGGGAAGTTTCGACTTGACCTAGAAGGCTACGAAGATCCAAAAGGTTTGAAGTCGGCACTGCAAAGCGAGCGTGATGCCGCTAAGACTGCACAACGCGAATTACAACGCCTGCAGAAACAATTTGAGGGCATCGATCCTGAAATCGTTAAAAAGGTTTTCGACCAACTTGATCATGATGAAGAAGCCAAGCTGATTGCTGAAGGAAAAGTAAACGAAGTGATTCAGAAGCGCACCGAGAAGATGCGTGAAGAACATGCCCGTTTGCTCAATGCCGAAACTGAACGAGCCAATAATGCTGAGGCTTATGCCAATAAGTTTAAGGACTCTGTAATTCAAGGGCAAATCATTCAAGCAGCTGTAGAACTTGAGGCGCTACCTGAAGCAACTGGTGATATTGCGTTTTTAGCTAAAACTAAATTTGCATTAGATGAAAGCGGCAAAGCGGTTGCAGTTGATGAAAACGGTGAAGTGATTATTGGCAAAGATGGCCAAACACCGCTGACCCCAAAAGAGTGGGTTGAATCTCTACGTGAGCAAAAGCCGTACTACTGGCCTAAAGCAAACGGATCTGGCGCACCAGGTAGTTCTAATACCAAAGGTCAGGTCGACATCCTCAAAGCGGACGGTTCAGTGAATCTCACCAAACTTGCGCAATTACGAAATGAAAATCCGCAGCTGGCCAAAGAGCTTGCTGCAAAACACGGTATTAAATTTTAATTAAGGAGAAGGCCAAATGGCTGAAACAAAAATTGCTGATGTAATCGTTCCTGAACTATTCACTCCATACGTATTGAACAAGACTGCAGAGAAGTCTGCATTATGGCAATCGGGCATTGTGGGTGACCCTGATGTAGAGATTGCTTTCGGTAGCAAAGGTGGTAGCACTGTCAATATGCCGTTCTGGAATGATTTAAGCGGTGAGTCAGAAGTACTGTCAGATTCTAAAGCACTCACTGTAAACAACATTACTGCAGGTCAGGATATTGCGATTTTGCATGCACGTGGTAAAGCCTGGGGAGCAAATGATCTGGCTAAAGCTTTATCTGGTGATGATCCATTGGGTGCGGTAGGTGATCTTGTAGCAGATTACTGGTCACGTGAGTTCCAAGGCTTTACCGTTAATACCCTTAAAGGCGTGTTTGGAGCAGCCAGCATGGAAGATAACGTGCATGACATCTCGGCAGGTGCTGGCGCAGCTGCAGTGATTGATGGCCATTCTTTCGTTGATGCCTCTTACAAGCTTGGTGATGCGGTCGATAAATTAACGGCGATCTCAATGCATTCGGCAACGATGGCGGCATTGGCGAAACAAGGTTTGATCGAAACTGTCCGTGATGCTGATGGTGTGGTTCTATACAAAACCTTTATGGATCGCCGTGTCATTGTTGATGATGGCATGCCAGTAGACGGTGATGTATTCACCTCATTCCTGTTTGGCCAAGGTGCGATCGGCTTCCAAGATATTGGTGCACCGGTTGGCGTGGAAACGGATCGTGACAGCCTTGCTGGTACAGACATTCTGATTAACCGCCGTCACTTTGTATTACATCCACGTGGTATCAAATGGGCGGGTGCTACTGGTATTGCACCTAACAATGCAGGCCTAGCTACTGATACGAACTGGGAGCGTGTATACGATCCTAAGCAGATCCGTATCGTGGCATTCAAGCACAAGATCAAATAACTAAGAGGCGGGATTTCCCGCCTTTAGTATTTTTGTCTTTCGGTAAATACAGGAAGGCAGCCCAAAACTTTATTTGGAGATCCTCACATGGGACTTTCATCATTTAACCGAGCGCGGGAACGACAAATGACACAAGAAAAAGTGAACGAACTTGAAGAACAACTGGCAGGCGTGAAAGGTGAGTTTATTGCATTCAAAAATGATCCTGATGCAATGAAGGCGCGTATTGCTGAGCTGGAAGCAGGTGCAAGTGCAGGTGATCAGAATCCAACGGGTGTAGGTGATAACCAGCCGCAAAATGATCAGCAGACTGGTGATGATCAGGAACAGGATAAGCCTGTTGATTATTCATCACTCAAGGTTGATGAAATCAAAGCTGTATTGACCGAAAAAGGCATTTCATTTGACGGCGTTACCCGTAAAGACGATTTGCTTGCACTTATCCCACAAGAGTCAAAGGAATAATCCATGAGCTTTATCACTGAACAAGAAGCGATTGAACATGTACAAGGCTTTGATGCTTTATCTGCCAGTGATAAGGCTGATTATTTGCAAAAGGCCGAAGCCTATCTGATTGCACGAAATGTAAAACCTTATGACGATGTGACACTGGTGCCTAAGGCATTAAAGATAGCCTCATACGAGATCATTAAGGGCATCATGAAGGGTGAGCTCTACCAAGGGCAGGAACAGGCCTTAAAACGTAAAAAGGTTAAGGCCGATACGGTGGAGTCAGAAAAGGAATACCAGGATGGATCAGTAAAGCTGAATGCCACTGAGCAATACATTCTGGATCTGATTAAGCCATTCACTAAGCGCTCTTCAGTATTTTTTATCCGGAGGATCTAATGGGTTTGCGTGACGAGCTGCAAGCAGACATTGCCGAGGCGTTTAATGAGGATCTGGCAGATGCCGTTCAATCCTTTTCGTGTGAGCGGATTATCAAAACTGATTGGGATCCTCTGACCGAAACCTTTAAGACGGTTGAAGAGAATTATTCTGGCCGTGGTGTGCTGTTTGGTTCATACAATCAATATGAGATCCAGACGCTCGGTGTTTTGGGCACCGATAAAAAGGCGGTTGTTCTGCAGAATGAAGTCACCATGGTACCGAAAATTGATGATGAGTGGATTACACCACTGGGCAAGTTTCGAGTCATGCATATTCAGCAGGATCCAGCGGAAACAATCTGGAAATGTCAGTTGAGGAATGTGTAATGAGCTGGACTGTATATAGATTTCACGACAGTGTGCAGGTGGTACCTGATGATGATTTGAAACCACACACATTTTTCCACTGCGAATGCCATCCCGATTTTAAGGATGGCATTTTTATTCACTATTCATTTGATGGGCGTGAGCATTATGAAACGCCTTTGCCTAGTTAGCGAGGATCCATGGTAAATACAAACTATGTACCCGAATGGTATATGTCACCATTTCAGCATATCCAATATACGCTGGCCCGCAATCAACTTCATATGGATCTGTTATTTGATGACATGCAAGAGGCTGATCAGTTTCTTTCAATCGAAGGCGCAGCTGCTCAAGTTGATTATTATCTAAATGGGACTTATGCGGTTGTTCAACTTGGCGATACTTCGGGTCGAGATATCATTGAAGTTTATGGGCTGCTTTTGCATGAAGCTGTGCACGTCTGGCAGCGAGTTAAAAAACTTATGAGTGAGCGTGAACCGAGTACTGAATTTGAAGCTTATTCAATTCAAGCGATCGCTCAGGATCTATTTGAGATGTATGAAGCAAGTGAGGTGAAGGATGGCATGGAAGGGTAAAAAGCCTACTGATTTCGCCGTGCAGGTTGTCAGAGATTCAGAAGCGCATGTTAAAAACATTGTAATGGATACAGTTCAGTCCTTAGTAGACTCCAGTCCCGTCGACACGGGGGCTTATCGTGCTTCTCACATCATCTCTATTGGGGCTGCTGATATGGGTGTACGTGGACCTGAGACAAATCCTAATCAGGATGCTGCAATTCAGGCGGTTAAAATAAAGTTGGGAAATCTGGTCTATATTCAGAACAATTTGCCTTATGCAGAACGTTTAGAGAATGGATGGTCGCAGCAGGCTGGCCAAGGTATTTATGGCATCACATTTAACTTTATTTCCCAAAAGTACGGTGGCTGACATGGCAATGACATTAGAACAGGCAAGACAAGCCATCATTGCTCGTATGCAGGGCTTCACTGGTATCGATCAAGCGCGGATCCAGTATCCTAATGTGCCAAGCTTTAAAGCGCCCGAAAATGGTCTTTGGTGTCGTTTAACGATTGCGGGTGGATCAAGCTTTATTTCAGGTATTGCTGACAAGCCGTGTACAAGGCGAACCGGCAATATCATGATTCAATGCTTTGACCGACTTCATACTGGAGAGAAAGCGATTACCGAGCTCAGTGATGCATTGCTCGCTCATTTCGAGTATTTCGATGCGGATCATTTGGAGTGTCTGCAGGGGCAGGCAATCAATGCCGGCAAGGATAATGACTTTATCCAGTACAACGTAACGATCGGCTATAAAATCAATTAAATCAGTTTGAATATTTTTAATCCCTTACCACCTCATCGGTGGTTTTTTTATGTCTATAGGAATCACTTATGAGCAATTTTGTTTTTAAGCGCGGTGACACCTTTAACCTGAATTTGCAGCTCGTCGATATGGATGAAACTCTGCAATTTCCACCAGATGATGTGCGCCGTGCGATTAACCTAACCGGTTATGCATTTACTTCACAAGTTAAAGCTTTGGCTGATGGTGCTGCCGTTGCCACCTTAACCTGTACCGCCTTAAACCAGACGAATCAAAAGGGCTGGTTGAATGTGAAGTCTGGCGCAAGTACTGCAGCATGGCCATTGGGACTGGTCCAGATGGATCTTAAAGCCGTGGTGAACGGTGTAACCCAACATTCTGAAACTTTAACGTTTCAGGTAATTGATGGAGTGACAGCATAATGGCCAATCTTGTTTTTAAGTTTAATTGGGAGCATCGACCTTTTCCCTATAACGCAGCACTTGGTAAGCAGCAATTCATGTTGCCATTTGCTTCAGGCATTCCGAATCTGACACCACACTGGTCTCAGGTGGATGGATTG